GTTTTTATTTATTATTTGTTACGGTTATTCTTTAAAATAAATGTGTAATTCTTAAAATCTGTCCGTTTTCTTTTGAGTGTAAAAATCCTTCAACTGCTTTTTTTGCATGTTGGTATCCGTTACGGTGATGCCAACTATCAGTTCCGCTTGGACTTCTCAAACTTTCAATCGTAATTCCTGCATAATCTTTGCTTGTCTTATGATGCACGTGATGCGTATATACGTATCTGTGTTTAGTTTCGCTCCATTCTTTGCTAAATTCGACAGCCATCAATAAAGGTAAATCCTGTTGTTTAGCTCCGTCTCCGTGAGTCGTTCCAATTAAATTATCATAATATTGAAATCCTTTTCGGTGCATAATTGAACAATCAAAAGTAATGTTTTCACAATTTTTAAAATAGGTTTCTATTACATTAGCTAAAAAGAAACCGTTCGTATAATCGTGATTTGATGGATTAAAAGTAAAATGTACATCAGCAACGGTTAATAAAATTTCTAAAACATCGACATATAATTGTTTTGCAATTAAAAAATTAGTATGCCACATTCCGTCTGTATCCTGTGGAGTCCCTGATGTTGTTAATCTTCTCGGACTATCAATATGTAATATATCATTTCCACCTATGAATAAAATTTTATCAATTTCAAAAGAAGATACTTTTTGTAAAATACCTCTAACACCATCTAATACACGCTTAACCGCAACCTGATTGTTGTAGGTTTCGCCACTTTCAAAAGCACTACATAATTTTCCTATGTGTATGTCCGCTGGGTCTAAAACTAATAAATAAGAATCATTATCTTCAATTCGTTCTAATTTTGGAAACTTAGGCGAATAATTCTTTAAATCATTTATTAATGTTTCGCTTAAATCTTGGAAAAGTTTTTCTTCGGGTTTTACGAATAAAGGATTTGTAACTCTTATGCTTTCTGTTTTTGTTTTTAACCATAACATCGGAGTTATGCTTGGGTCAACACTTAGATTTTCGCAAGCATTTAAAACGCCTTTATTTGATTTTATAAAAGAAACATATTTTCTTAAATAATCTAATTCAGCATAAGTTCCATCAGGCAGTAATTCATTTGCGATTTGGGTATTATTTTTATTTTCCTTAATCTTCTCGATAATTTCTGGGTTTAAATAATCGTATTTTTTCATAATTTATTTAGTTTCATAGTGAGTTCCATCATTTCCGTTTTGACCGATAACATTCATTCTTTTGTTAGTTTGTTCCTCGTTGTACCAAGTGTCTTTTTTTTTATCTTTGCAATTTTCGTGAATTAAAACTTGATTTAAATACCTCATATCAAACTCTTTACCGCAATTGTTGCAATTAGTTTTATGTTTTTTGTTCATGTTATTTAAAATTAAGACATTTCACAAGATTCAAGAACATATTTCATTTTATGAATTAAATCTTTTTTTGATAAACCTTTTTTAACGTGATTATTAATAAATTTATATAATTCAACTTCAAAAACAGTAGATTTACTGCTAATATTTTCTTCATCACTATAACTTATTTCAGCTTGCCATTTAGCACCATCTTTAAAACCTAATTTTAAATCTTTTTGTCTTTCTTCTTTTAATGAATGATTTGCATACTTTTCAGCAGCTTCTTCAAGTGTTTCTTGTTTCATTTTAAAAATATTTTAAGCGTTTTTCCGTTATCCTGTAATTGTATCTCAACATCCTTAGCATTATAATTTGTATATGATCTACCATTATAAGGTTCTGAATGCTGTATTACTTCAACTCTTGTTACATTTGATGTATCATATTGTTCAGCTTGCCATCTGGTGCCCTCTTTAAAACCTAATTTCAACGCTTGATAATTATTACTTTCATGCATTTCAAAATAATTGTGTGCAAAATTTACAGATGCTTCTTCTAGTGTTTCTTTATTTTTCATAATTTATTTATCTTTTAAAATCATTTTAAGTAAAATAGTGTAGTTTGCGAGGTCTAAAAGGCTATCATGAATACTTTCGTTATTAGGTGTTTTATTGTTGTTTAAAAGCACTCCTAAACGAGCTACTTTAGTAGATATTAATGAAAGACAATTTAACTCAGGTGTTAATCCTGATATTTGTCCAGCAAGTTTAAAATTCGAAAGTCTATCTTCATTTGCATAATCATTACCTCTTGCAAACATTATGCTTTTCATTTCTTCTGTAATTTCTAAGAATTGTTTTTGTTGGGTTTCTAAATTCATAATCCTTTTTCTTTTTTGTAGATTTCTAATAATTCTGCATTATCATCTGGCATTTTATCAAAATTTAAAATATTGTCAAGTATCCACTCCGCAAACCCAATAGCAAAATCATCAGCTATTTTTTCTAATTGGTCATTATCTACGCATAATTTTATTTTTTCTCTTAATTTCATAATTTCTCTATTTTATAATTTATTTTAATATTGTACCCGTCTTCAAAGGCTAATAATTCTAATGTGCAGAACTGTATATTTCTATATCCAGTTACCCAGTTAGATAGTTTCTGCGCTGATATATTATGAAATTCAGCATATTTCTTTTGTGTAAGTCCTGATATTTTAATCAGTTCTTTTAATATTGTTTGGTTTTGATTCATTGTTATAATTTATTTATTTCTTGTTTTATTTCTTTTTCTTCATTTATTTAAAAGTTCTGGGTTTTCGTATATGTTTCCGATTATTTCGCAATGTCTAAAGTCGTATAGTTGAAATCCATCACTTTGGTCAAAATCCCAGCCAATAGGTTCGTTAAATATAGAAAAAGAGCCTTTATAAAAAATTACAGCTTCATTTTTATTATTTAAACCAAAATTTAGTAAATCACCCTCATAAATATCAATACAGTTTTTGTCTTTTAATCCTGTGAATTCACGAACATAAACAATAGGAAGAACGTTCCATACGTCACATTTTTCTGCTATAAATGGTATTTCGTATAAATAATATTTTTTCTTTACTATTCCGTTTATACTTTGAAATCCGTATTCAAATTTTATTTCTCTCATAATTTCTATTTATTTAATTTTCTCAAAGATAGTCTTTATATCAATTGGTATAACATAATGATATAATTTATATTAATTCTAAATAAAAACCCACCGTTTAAAGTGGGTTAATAAGTTTTAATTAGAACGGTAAATCATCTGGTCCATCGTTTAAATCAATGTTACTTTCCGGAATAGAATCGTTTGATTTTTTAGCAAATATTTTTAAATTACCTAAGTATGGCAATTTTACTTCTTTTGCCTTATCAGAACCTAAACTTTTCCAAACTTCGCTTGATAGTTTTTGAACTTGAAAACCCCAGTTTCCGTTAGTATCTTCGCTATCCATTGTCACTATGTCTGTTTGCATATAAACAGCTCCGTCTTTTTCTGTTAAGTAATTGTCGTCAATAGGAATAACTAAGCATTTTTGTCCTGATTTAGCGGTGATAATTTTGTGTTGCAATTTTGTTAGCGATACGCTCAATGCGTAAGATTGTAATTTAGCCATTGTATTTAATTTAAATTTAGCCTACCTTTTTTTTCTGTTGTCGGCTATTCAGTTTTTATTCTTAATATGTAAACTCGTAATTTATAATTATTTTAAAATCATCTTCATTGACTTTCACATATCTTCTAAAAAACTCAATGTTGTAATTTCCTATAATTATTTCATCACCTTTATTTAATATATTTGTATTTGGATTTATTTTCAATAAAGACGCTATTGCATTTAATAATAAAATTAATCCATCTGAATCTATTTTGCCCGACTCGTCTATAATTCCGTTTCTTTGTACAAAGTTTATACAGTAACTTACATTTTCATCTAAATGAACTATAAAATTATCGTAGACACCTCCTTTTAAAATTTCGTTTTTAAGCTCCATAATTCTATTTTTGTTATTTATTATTTCTTCTTTCTTCTCTTAATTGATATTCTCTTTCTGCTAATGCTTTTTTGTTTCTTTTTAATGAATTATACAATCCTTCATAAAATGAATCTTTCATATTTTCTGCCCAATCACTTTTTTCCTCATCTACTCTTTTTGATGATAAATATACCATTCTTATTTCATTAGGAATTGACATATAATGCTCTTCGCTCATTCTTAAAAATACTTCTCTGTTACTTTGCATAATTTTTTTCTTGTTCAGGTGTTAATGTATATTTTGTTTTTATCTGTGCTATCGTTGCATTAGCTAATTTTGCCTTTTCTAAAATTTCAACTGTTGCATTTGGTTTTTGTTGAACTGCTTTTTGACCATCATCATCTTCACTACCTATACCACATATTGAACTTAAAGAATAACGCCTTGCATAAGTTATCCCACTACCGTATGCCTGAGCATCATTTTGGTTTTTACAGAATATTTCTGCTAAACTTTCAAATACTTCGCCTGATTCGTGCATTAAAACAGTCTTAACAAAGTTCTTACCGTCTATATTTACTAATGGCTGTAATAATGCAATACCATTGTTATTCAATGCTGGTACGATAGCTTCAAGAACGTCGTTTAAATCAGCATATTTATTTTTAAAAAAAGGATTTGTACTCCCCTTTTTAGGTGTTTGCATTTCTTTTTGTGCTTTAATTAAAGCGATTGCAATTTCTTTCATAATTCTATTTCTTTTAATTTCTTTAATAATAATGTGTTATTCCCTTGCTCAGCTAATAAAATGCAATAAGCTAATAATTCCTTATTTCTATCCTCTTTGCTCATCGTTTAATATTTTATAAATTTCTTCTTCGTAACTGTTTAATAATTCTTGAATGTCAACTGGATTATCTTCTAATGTTATCTTATGTACTTCAACATCAGGAAATTCCTCTGGTTCGTATTGTGTTGCCGGGTAATAACTACCGCTTACTGTATAATAAGCGGTTAAACTTACGCATTGCAAATCAAATGTGTGTGTATTTAGTTTCATAATATTAATTATTAGCTACTATATGAAACGCACGTGTCATACGGCCATTATCATTTAAGTAAATGTTATTTATTCTTTTCATCCATTGGTAAAATTTTTCCGTGTTGCTCATGGTTTTAGTTTTTATAATTATTATTTTATTTAGACATTTTGAAATGCTTTTTAGACATTTTTTAGACATTTGAAAACCTTTTCATTAAATTCTTCGTTATTTAATTGTTTATTTAAAAACTCATTTACTTGGTTGAAAGATTTTTCTAAAGCTAATTCAAAACTTAAACCGTTATTCATTGATTCTAAAATAAATTGTGCTTGTATCGTTTTCATAATTTCTTTGTTTTAAATTGTTTGACAAATATACAACTAAATTTGAATAATACAACATTATGATGATATTTATAATAATTCTAAATTAGCTTAGTTTGTGAATTATATACTTATATGTTGTATATTTGTTGAAATTAAAATTTTAAATACTATAAAAAATGGTAACAGTAAACAGTATAAGTGGTGGCAAAACTTCCGCTTATTTAAGCAAACATTACCCAGCCGACATTGATTTATTTTCATTGGTTAGAATTGAAGATACTGACAATTTATGGATGAAGGGAAAAGATGAAAAAACCCGTCAATTAGTTTCGGATAAATTAGGTTTTGAGTTTATTGGAACTGCCGAAATGGACGAAATAATCTATACTATTTTAGACTTAGAGCAATTTACAGGTAATAAAATAACTTGGATTACTGGAGATACATTTGAGCAAGTAATAAAAAATCACGGTAATTATTTACCAAATATGATGTCAAGGTTTTGTACCACTGATATGAAAATAACACCAATATTCAACTATTTAAAAAATAATGTTGAATTACCTGTTAAGATGAATTTAGGATTAAGACCAACTGAAATAAACCGTAAAAAAAACATAATAGAAAGAGCCGATAAAAACGGACTTGAAATGTTTAAATGTGTGATAGGCCGTAATTCTAAAGATACTCAAAACAAATGGGGTGAAGTTGCTTATAGATACGCTAAATTCCCATTGATTGAAAATAACATTCAAAAAGATACTATTTATAATTACTGGGAAAACAAACCCGTAAGATTTGCTTACAGAAATAATTGTGTAGGATGCGTAAATAGAAATCCTTTGTTTTTATCTCACATAGCAAAAAAAGACGTTGATACTTTTAATTGGTTTGTAAAGCAAGAAGAAGCAACAGGGAATAAATTTAATTCACAAGCGAGTTATAAATCTGTTTTAAAATTTGGCGTACAAAACGAATTATTTGATGATGATTTTAATGAATGCGATTCTGGTTATTGCGGGATTTAACATTAAACATGACTAACGGCGGATGATACACGCAGTCTGAAAAAGCAAGCCTTATGTTTCAGTTTAAGACCAATTTTACATACACAAAACTATCTTTAAATTTAGCCTAAAGTCAGCTTGCTTGTATCATATGTTAATGGCTGTTTTTTTTTATTTTTTTTATTTTACATTTTATTTAAAATATTTTGTAAAAAGTATTGTTTATTACAAAATAAGTTATATATTTGTACAAGAGTTAAGGAAGTGATTTACACGGCAAACTTTAAAACTTATAAAAATGGAAAATTCAACAAAATTAGTAGAAAGAAAATTTGATGTATTCTTTAATGATGATAACAATTCTAACAATAAAGGATTTGAATATTCTTTAGAAGAATGTCAAAATTATATCAAATGGAATAACGGAACAAATGAAAGTTATTTCAAAGATTATAAAGGTGGTAGCGTATCGATTGTTGATTGCGAAACTGGAGAAACTGTTTACGAAGAAGAAGTAAAATAATGCCATACTTCATAATAGACAAAGAATCGAAAGAATTTGGTTTCTTCGGTTCTTTGCCTGTAATGGTTGAAAAATTTGATTTAGACAAATCGAGTTTGGAATATCATTTCAGCAGAAAAAAAGAAACAAAGTTTGAAAACGAAAAGTACAAAATTTTCAAAGGTGAATTGGAGCGGGGTGGTTCTCCAAAATAGCCATTAACACGTATAAATAAAATAAAATGAAAAAAGTAATTAACACGCTCGAAAAGAGTATCGAACTCGCAAAAGAATTGAATGTCAATAGTTATACTATTGTGAAAGATGGATTTGTAATTAATGTAAAAATAAAGTAGAAAATATTATGGATTTGGAAAATACAGTCGTTGTTTTTATAACTGACAAAAACGGATGTGAAATGTTCAAAGAATATGTTCACAAAGATTACATAGATAGTGCGAAAAAAAATTTAGAAATACATTTAGCTTGTGCAATTGAAAACCCCGCATATTATCACTTTTTAGATATTTTAACAGCAGAAATAAAAATTAAAAAAATATAATTATGAAAGAGAAATTTTTAGAATACGTAGATGATTGTAGCAGAACTAGTGATTATATGTCGGAAAACGCTATACATTGTGTTGAAATTTGCGAACAATTTGCTTTAGATTTCGCTTATTGGTTGACAGATTCTCAAAATAAAAATGTAAAAGGTCAAATATCAATAGAAGAACTTTTAGAAATCTATAAAAAACAAATGTAATAAAAATGGACATAAAAAAAATAGAAGTAGGAAAAGAATATTACATTATTAATAATAATGGATACGTGAGCACGTTTACATGCCTTAGTAACGATGGAGTTGTGATACGGATAAGGATACATCCTAAAGAAGGTTTTGGAGGTGGTAGAGCATCTGAGTTGAATACAATTGAGTGCGAAAGATACGTTGTAAAAAAAAATAACTAATTACACCCTAACTTTAGGCAAATAAAACCATAAAAATACAAATAAACACAATATAAAAAACAGGCTTGTATAGTCTGTTTTTTTTATTTCCTTAGTCTTTGTTATCTCAATAGTTTTAGTGATTGTTTGCCTATTATAAATTGTTTTTGTGAGTATATTGTGTTTGCTTTTATCTTTTGTAATTATAACGTTTCTATATTCCTTACCATTTAGAAACATTGATTTACTATTATCAAATGGTTTAATAATAAATATATCATTTAAGATAGTTTCTTGGCTTAAAACGTGCTTATTTTCGATAATTAAAGAATCGCTTTTAAATGTAGTTTGCTTATTAGAAACTTTTCTCGTTCCGGAACATGATAATAAAAGCAATAGTATAATTACCGCAATAGTAGCGGATAATAATAAAGGATAGTTATTTTTCATTGTTAATTTGTTAGTAAAAATGATGAATGAAACATTGAATCTGATGCATTTCCTAAAATTCCAACTTCAAAAATATAATTGTCAATAGTTGGGTCAAAAGTATATGATGTTATAGGAATTACAGTATTTAGTAAATCACTTGGAGTTTGTGCTCCTGAACCTGCATATCCTTTTAAACTTCCGTTTTCTATAGAAAAACTTCTTGTGGTTATTGCATTTAATATCGTTGCACTTGCTAAATTGTCTGTTATATAAGTTGAGCCTACTAATGAATTAATAATATTTATTTTAAAACGCTGTCTTAAATTTCCAGCCGTTCCAATTTTTCCAATTCTTGCCATTTTTATATTAAAAAAATCTCCATTTTTAAATGAATTCGCAGGAATCAAGGCAGAAAATAAAACAGTTTCCTGTGTTGTATTTGTTATTGGTGTGCCAGTTGTAGTATCTATAATTATATTTTTAACAACATCTAAATTATTAGCCTTAGAATTTAATTGAGTTTGAATTGAACTTGTTGCGTCATTATATAGCTTTTGATTATCTGTTTGATATCTTTTATCAGTTGTTTCGGTTACTTGTGAAGTATTATAATCGCCTGATTGAGCTGTTACATTTCCAACACGACCAAACACGCTACTTACAGCGTCAGTATTATCTACTTTACCCCAGTTAGTACCATCAGAAATAATCCAGTCACCAGCATTAAAAACAATACCATATCGTGTTGCTTCGGTTGTATTTGTACAAATATAATAATGACCTTTGCTTTCAACTATATCTAAATTAGGCGTATTTATTGTTGCATTCCATAAACCTTGATAATGCACATTACCTAATAAAGCATCATTAATATTTTCTAATGGAACTTTTGAATTAACATCAAGAGGCGCATATCCTAAAGAAGCTCCTTTATTTATTGAATCTTCTTTTAAGTTTAACGCTGTTTGTGTAGCTGTTGAAACAGGTTTATTTGTATCGCTTGTATTATCCACATTTCCTAAGCCTATTTGTAATTTAGTCACATTGTGAGGATTTGAAACGTTTTCAATATGCGGTAATATTTCAGCTAAAGATTGATTAAACTCTAATTCAGTCCCAACAAAACCACCATCCAAAGCTGATTGATAGGCGCTTTTGCCATCTGCACCCGTAACACCCGGAATTTGCATTTCACTTACTGCAATAGTTATTTCTTCAATCGTTTCCTCAATCTGAATTAACGGATTTACTACTATCTCTTCAATAATTATATTCATACTATTGGAATTGTTATGTCTTGTAATATTTGCAAATTAGCCTTAAAATAAGTATATACAGTCCCGTCAGGAAAAGTAATTTGTAGGTCAGAAATATAAGTAGCCGTATTAAAATCTAATATTCTGCCGTTCATTATAACTTCCGTACCGCTTGTTTTTTCAAAAGTATTATCTTCTGTACTCCATGCAAAAACAGTTCGTGAAATAGCCATTAATTTAAATTGCATATCAATTCTGCAATTTGTAATGTCAAAAGGAAACGTAATTTTTCTACTATTAAAAGTATCGCCTTTTATATGCGGCTTAATTATCCATGTTGGTATCATTCGTGAAAATATAATTTTGATTCTGCCTTTCGTCTTTCGATAAGTCCTTTTAATACTTTGCTATTTGCTGTAATATATTTAGTTTCAAACCATTTTTTAATACTTTCGTCGTTCGCTTCATTATTTATTAAATTAAATAAAGTATTTGAACCTCCTGTATTGTAAGTATGCGAAACTAAAGCGTCAAATTGACTTTGTTTTAATTGTACTTTTACTTTTTTGTTTACAATATTTTCGTAAATAGTCAAGGTGTTTTTTAATAATAAAGTCGCCTCATTTTCGTTAATAGCTTTATCGTTTAACTTTACTTTTTTGCCGTCAGTGTATTTAGTTGAACCATATCCAATGGTAGCAACCCCAGCAGGGCAAAGATAAGGTTTAGAGACAAATCCCTCGAAATGCTTTATTAAATCAACTCCTATTTGTGATATTTTCATAATTTATTTATTTGTAAATAACCAAAAAAAGAACCCTATTATTGCCGTAATTAAACCTTTTGCAACATACTTAACATTTTGCATATTTTCGTCGATAAGTAACTGTTTTTCTTCCAATTTATCAACTTTATTTTCAAGCGTTTCCAATAAATGGATAACGCCTTTTTTACCGTTTAATTCTGTACCCGTCAATAAGTTACGAATATCTTTAGTAACTTCTTTAACATCGGTTAAATCGGTTTTATAAACTTTAAAATGATTTTCTAAACGGTCAACTTTTTCTTCGAGTAATGCCATAAGGGTAATGTTTAAACAAAAATACAAAAAATATCCCCTAAATTTAATCAGGGGATAGAATAATTTACTGCGAAATTTTTCCGCCTGTTACGTTGTTGTCTTTAGCAACAATTAAGCCTATCCCAGCGGTTACTCCTACTATAGCTTCATTTAGCTTAGTTGGGTCGTTTACAAACATCGCAATTGCCCCAATAATTAACGCTATCCCTGATAACGTAGTTTTCCAGTTTTTCATATTTATTTATTTATTTTGTTTTTGAATTAAATCTTGATATCTCTGTGTTAGTTTGGTCTTCGAGTTCATAATAATACATAGTGTTGGTAACCAAACCAGTATCGATAAATTGTAAATCCGTACCCGAATAGATTAATACTTTTGTAGCTAAATTACTTGCTGTATCTCTGTACAACTTATACGTTGTAACGCCTGATTTTGACTGCCATTTAGCTTTTTGTGTCGTTTGAGAAGTCGAAAAAACTTTAAGCCAAACTTCAAAAACTCCTACTATCCATACATTTATAGTCGGTGTATTCATAAAAAGATTACCGATAGGAGTGGTTACCCATTTATCTAAATTTACACGATAAGACATCACCCCATAATTAGATACTATCACGGCATCTGTAGAAGTAGGCGGTGTAGTAACTCTTGTATTTGTTAAAACGTCTCGCAAGTAAAATACAGTACCTCCACCAGATAAGGTTCTTTCAACTCTATAATTGTTTTGGCCGACATAGTCAATACTAACACCTGTGCCCTCAACTGGGTTCGTAGCTACTAAAGGCGAAATTATCGTTTGTCCAGCCCCGTCAAAGGCACCTACTGTAGCATTTCCAGCAAACGTACCTCCTTTAGTCCATGTACTAGTTCCATTTCCAAGAAGCCTAAAACCCTGCATTATAGGTCTATATGCGCTAATAGAAGCCTGTGTATTGGTTACGCTTGACCCAAAGATAGTCCCAGCAGCAATAAAGCCCTCATCTCCTGTAGCTGTAAAATTAAAAATCCTTTTTACTTTTGGGTATTGGCATAAAAGTGTACCGCTAACTGATGTTGACAAGCTTGTGATAAAAGAGTAATCATGGTCAACATCGCTAATCATTGCCCAATTCACAGGGTCAGAACTTACACCCGTACCCGATGGTCTCGCAATAACTGAACCTATAATTATAAATTCATTATCTCCAGCGGCAGCCATTGAAAATGCATTGCTAATTGAATTGTTTACAAATCCAGCATTAACCGCGTCAACTGTTGAGTATTTAGTTCCTGTACCGTCAATAGCAAGTGAGTTTTGTTTGTTTGCACTTAACTCATAACCTGCATCTACAACCGAAAAGGGTACTGGCAATAACGTTCTAACAGGTGAAGTGCCACCAAATTGAAATTGGTAAACTGGGTCAGAACCTCCTGCGATTCTATTCGCATAAGACTTAATAACAATTCTATCACTCGCTACGAAATCTCCATCGTCCCAAACTCCTGACGCTGTAAATTCGGAATACCCTCCATCGGTAACAGGTGCGGAAATGCTCGAGGTACAAATCAATGTTTCAACTCCTGCGCTATCTCGATGATAGACTTTAAAGTAAAAAGTAGCAGCACCCGAACCGCTTAAATGTCGAATATTTCCAAAAGTAGTGATGTTAAAGACACCTGGTTGTCCTATTAAAATTCCAGCATCTGAAATTCTTTGCGATACTAATTGGTCGGTTGTTGTTATTGTTGGTGTACTTACATCGACCGCAGTCATGTTATACCTTACATCGTGAATATCTTTTACCATAACAACGTAACCGCTTACATCCGAAGCTGTTGTAGTTGGGTATAATGTTAAATTAGTCGGCAAGTCTGAAATATTAAGTTTTAAATCTAAAGCGTCATGCGAAGCCTTTTCATTAGGGTATAATGTTTCTGAATATCCTGAAATTGTACTTGTTTTGTTAGCTGTTTTTTCTATGTATGCGCTTGGAATAACTCCTTGTGTGCCGTCAGTTCCTTGCGTGTTTAAGTATGTAGGTGTAGTTATGGTTTGTACAGATTGATTTCTTATTCCGTATGGGAATTTAGTTTCTTTGCCTGTGGTTGTTTGACCATAACTCGCAACGGTTAATAAAAGTAAAAAAAGTATTTTTCTCATGAGTAGTAAATGATTATATAATTATTGATTTCTGTTAATGTTTTTAATGTAACGGTCGTGCCTGATTGAGTCCAAGTATTAGGATCTGTTAAATTGTTTGCTGTTTCTTTATATTGTGGCGAACCATTTATCTCTACTCTAAACGCAACTGCATCGTCAGGAATTATAAAGTCCTGTGTTTCTGCTACTGTAATAGGTGGATAGTCAATTTGATAAGTTTTTCCTATTGTTAAATCAGGCTTATTTAGAATCGTTCTTTTGTCTGTTGGGTCTGTACTATTCCAGTCTGAATTTACATTTACTTGCGCACCAGTTTCAATTCCGTCTAATTTTAAAGCATCTGCTTCGGTAAATATTTGATAAGAAACTGTATCAAGTTTTAATTCTGATTCGTTAACCACAAGTAATTGACCATCACGCCCAAAATAACTAAATGTATCTAATAACTCATCAAATCTATTAGTCGAAGAACCACCTCCACTTACGCCTAATCCGTCAAAAAATCCTACGTCAATTAAAGAAGTCCATAAATCATTTATAGAAGTTGGAACGTGTGAAACTCCTGTAATAATTGTAATATCAGAATAAAGTATATTTTGTTTTAATATTAAATTAGCTCCGTTTGCTGTTTTAAAATTGCAATAGTTTCCAATGGTAGTAAGCCTATTTTGCTCTGAAATTATAGGGCTTTCACCTGTTAATTCCAAAGAAAAAAAGTTACCTGATTGTTTAGTTATTATTAAACTCATAATTTCATAATATAAAGATTAATAATATAAGGTTGCATATTTTTATCTGTTCCTGATACTCCAGTGGTTTCCGTTCCTTGCATATCACCTCCTAAAACATCACTTATATATGGAGTTTCAGGGTATTTAGTACCCGGTGAACTTGTACCATATTTTAAACCGTGAGCATGAGCGACTACTACTGCATCTTTTGAACCTCCAATAGCTCCTAAACTTGAATATCCTATACCGTAACCGATACCAACTCTACCAGCTAAATTATCCGTTCCATTATTTCCGTTGCAAATCGCCCAACCTAAACGTAAATTTTTACCTAAACCGTTAATATCAAAATTATCATTTAAGTATGTAATATCACATTTTACACGCTTAATATCACCGCTTTGAGATAAATTAGCTTGTATATAATCTAATAAAGCGTGTTCAACTTCACGATGTTTTGAAGCGGGTATTTTGTTACCACTTGCTAAATTAGTATCAATTAAATCAAATATGTCTGCGTAAGTACTCATAATTAAATTTGTTCAGCTTTCCAATACCCAACCGTATCAAATCCTATATAAATAAATCTATACATTTGATTGGTAGTTAATATTACATTTTGCACGAAAGTTCCGAATGTCACAAACATTTTAGCTGTATTACCTACGTTTGCTCTAATTTCAATATTATTTGAATTAGCAATTGCATATACTTCTTTTCCTATTACATCAGTAGTAGGCAGGTAAGCAATACCACCACTAAAACTTAACGAATTTACATCGTAAGGCAAAATTTGTGGAGTTGCACTTAAGGTCAACACATCAGCTATTTTAATAGGTGCTTGTTGGTCAACGTAATTGACAATTTCTTTTAAATTAGTACCAACTTCATACGGAGTTATTCCTCCTGTCGCTGTTTCGTTTGTAATTTGGCTATCTATTTGTGCTTTTAATGCTGTATTTGTCATGCGAAAATTGTATTAAATTTATCATTAAATATTCTTGGTTCACTAACTATATCAGTATTATAATCAGCACTTCCGTAATCAATTCCGTTATAGTCTGCTAATCCAAAGAAATTATCGTTAAAATTAGGTGACAAAGAAAAATCTATTGAATTAAAGTTTTCTTGCGCTGTTTTTTCTGGAATCTCTATTGCTTCAAATAATGAACAACGAATATAATTTACGTATAAAATCGGACTTTCTAATAGATAAGTAAATAAAACCAATACCGATTTAGGCATTAATTCAGTCCTAAATTTTTGTAAATAATTAGTTTTAATCGCTTGTGATACAGTGTTTTTTGTGGAAACTTCGTAATATGTAGTCAACTCAGTACGTTTATCCTCGTCAAAAAACCACGATTGCAAACCTATACTTTGATAAACATCATCTTTATTATCTTTATAGTGAAATTGTGTAGTTTTTTCGCTTTCAATATCAGTAAGTAAGAAAGGACTTGAATAAAATGTTTCTCCTAAACTTTGATTAATTTCTAAATATATTAATCTATAACCAAAATCAAACGGTACATTGGTAAGTGACCAAAATAACTGTGGTGATCCATTAATTGAATTAGTCAAAGAATCTACAAAAAAATAAGGTGTAATTTCGGTTTTAGTGCCTTTGCATAAATCAACTGCAAAAACTGTCCAATCTTCTAAGTCTATACCGCTGGGTGTTTCGGTAACTTGTATGTATTTTGAAGCGTTGTTAGGTAACAATTGAACCCCTTTAAATATAAATTGCGTGTTTATTTGGCTGTTCTTAAAGTAGAAAGCTTCTTCTTTTGTTCGAAAAATATTTATAAAAGGGGTAACTGCCATAACTTAACTATGTTTCACAACATTATTTAAAGCAAATATACAAAAAAAACCTATCTAAATAAATAAATAGGTTTTAAATACTAATTTAAAAATCTAAACAAAATGAACACTCAAATATAATCATTTTTTTATAATAAATCTAACCAAGTTTTTAATATTTCTAAAGAGTCAGGAATAGCACCATTTACAGAAACTTCCATCCAATAAACACCATTGTATAGTCGGTATCTATTTTCATCATACAAATAAACTTTTTCATCTTTAATTTCGTAAATAATTGAATCAATACGGGTTTCATTATTGATTAAAATATATTCAAATTCAGTTGAAATAGTCATATAAGTAGGCTCGAATTTTTCCTCTGCTTTTATAATTAGTTTTTTTTCTAACAAACTGTACTCCATGTCAATCGGATAAACTTTTACAACTTTTTCGTTATTGTCAATTGTTCTAATATATCCACGCTCTGACCTTATTTTATTTTGTAAAGTGATAAAATCCGTAAACTCTACATTTGCAAAAATAATGTCATTGTATAAAATAGGTGATAAAATTGGATTGTCAGGCAATAAATCTGCTTTCTCTGTTAATTTAATCCCATTATATTTTGCGGTATAATCTCCGTTATTTTTATACCAAGTATTTTTTAAAGCATTATTTTTCCAGTATAGATTACAAGTCGCTATATATGACTTCCAATAATTGTATATGTTGCTTTTAATCGAATATCTTCTATTGCTATAACTATCTGAAGCATTTAAATTTTCAGTCTCTGTAAAGCCTTGATTTGTGTAATTTGTAAATGGTACAAAACTTTGGTCTAAAGTATAAGAGTATTTAGTCGAACGCAAACCGTCACCAGCACCCGTTGTAATACCTACTAATCTCGTTAAATCTAAACTATTAGGTAAAACAGAATTAACCGAATAAGTACCCGCATTAATATCAGGTGATAAAATATAAAAATTACTTGTAGGCTGTATTCCTAATGATTCAAAATTTACGCTTCCATCGTTTCTAAGAGTCAATAAATTAGTAACATTATTAAAAGTATGCTGTAATTCTGTAACCTCAATAAAGGTGTTGTCAACTGTTGTATTTATTGCATCAATTGCAAAAATAGTATCATCGTTTTGAGAAGCTGTATTTTCTTCAATAACTAATGCTTTCTTTCTTGTTTCTTCTATTAAAAAAGCGTCACGAGTCCATTCGACCTCAACTTCTTTTTTATTTTCAACTGATTTGTTAAAAAATACAAATTTGCTTTCTCCATGAATTGTATCGGCACTATTTAATTCTTCATTTTCCTTTTGGGATTGATAATTATTATATTTAAAACCAAACTCATTTACCATGAATCGAGGATTAAATGTCTTATTCATTTCTGAAAATTGAGTATTATTAAAGAAACCGCTTTCAATAGTTGTATAAAAATCTTGTTCTATTCCAAAAAATACTTTTCCATCGCTTCCAATTTCGTAATCTCCATTCATTTCTGGTAAGGATTTTTCAATATCTTCTAAACTCACATAAAAAGGCTTATTTATAATACCTCTTAATAAGTTACCATTTACTAATCGGTTATCGTAAAACTGTCCTAATGCTTCAAAACGTGGCGCATTTATATTTAATCCCGAAGTTGATTTTATTATTTGTGAAATTACATCAACTAAACGTAAAGACTTAGAAACTGAATTATAAGCGGTGCTTTTTGCGACAACCTTTATATTTACATTTTTCAAAGTTAAAAAGCACTCAAATCTCGGTATTAGCCAAGGAGTTAAAACGTTTACGCTTGCACTTTGTCTTATCTTAAAATCAAAAGTTAACCATATTGACTCATCTCTATTTAAACTATCTATAACGGGATAAAAACTGCCTAAAAAACTAAAGTTTTGATGTTCTTCTTTATAAGCAGACAATAGCGTTACGGTTGTAGCTGTTGCAAAATCAGCACCATATTTTAATTGCAATTTAAAATCAGCATATCCATTGCCCCCGTTATCAACATCTGTATTAAAATATAAATCGATATTTTCAATGCTTAATTGTATATTTTTAAGATTATTTTTAGCCTTAATTAAAACTAAATTATTATTTTGTGGTTCATTTTCGTAATTATTTGACGATTCAAAAAAAGTATAAGAATCCTCTATTTCGGATTTAATTAAATTCTGACAAGGATTAACTTGAAAATATTTTGTTGACGCATTTAAAACCTTTGCCGTCATTGTCAAGTTTAATTCTGTTGGCTGTTGCCATTCGCTATTTTGAATAATAGGTTTTGCTAATAACAACATATTTTCAGGAACTAAACCACCTATATAATTACCGTCAACATCAACATCACTTAATACATCAACTTTTACTGCTTTTCTCGCTTTAATTATCTGTAATTTTCCGTCTTCAATGCCTTTACATTTAAAATACTTTAAATCATCTGTTTGAGCATTTGCAAAGTCTAAATCGCAAGTGTATTTATTATTTTCGTCTATTTCAATGGTTAAAACTACAATTGCTTCAAAACCAAACTTTCTATGGTAATAAAGTAATTGTTTTAAATAATGGTTTCGCATATCTGTAAACTCAAATTCAATCTCACCACCACTAAACGAAATATCTCTGCCCATTAAATTAGGCTTTTGATTAAGCGAAAAATTAATATCACTCGCTCCGAATGGTTCGTCGATTGCTTTTTTTCCGAAATTATCGCTTTTAAAATCTAAATAATACTTCATAAATTATACTTTAAAACCAGTTCTTGAAACTCTGTTAGCATTCTGTATTGTTCTATTTCCTATTTTTTCAGTCCATTGAGCAAACCCATTTTTATCAATTACCGTGCTATTAGTTTGTATTTTACTAAAATGTTTACCTAATATTAAATCCATTTGTTGTGCAGTCATTGTATTGCTTTGCGAATTAATAGGCATTGAAATACCTCTACTATTTAGCATATAATTCAAGTCATCATTAAACATCATTCTTTTAGTTTCTTCGGCAGTATAAACCTTATCCCCTTGCGCCATCATTGTAAGCCTTGCTCCTTTATTGTCTCCGAAGTCCTTAATATTTCCATGTTTATCTGTATGAATCTCAGCTCCTCTCTCATTAGTATAAGCAAGCCCTGCGCTTGCATTGTCTGTACCTTGCCAATATTCAGGTATTTTCTGAGACGCAACCATTGCAATTTGAGCAGCACCTAACGCTCCTAATATTAAAGCCAAAGGTAAACCTGCAAATCCTGTTTTTCCAACCGTTGCCATGATAGCCTGAGCAGTATCAATTGCAATATTAAATATAGCTTGTTTTTGTTTTGCTTTATTTTCTCTATTCGCTATTTCTTTTCGTCTTTTTTCGTAATCTTCTTCTATTTTTTGTTTAGCACTTGCGGAATCTCCAGCAAACTTTAATGAAATATCTTTTTGAGCTTCCAGACGTGCGTACTCATTTTTAAAATTCATTTCACTAAATCCTGCAATTATTTCTCCTGCTTGTTGTGCGCTGTCTGCAATTGCATTAAATGTTTCTTTCCAATCCGATTTTAAAGTTTCTCCATTTGTTTTTATTGACTTTGTAGCTTTTGCAGCGCTGTCAATAACCGATTTAAAAGGGTCTTTATCTTGACTTTTAGAAGTTGCTAATTGTGTTATAGGGTCTAAATCTAATGCTTCTAATGTGTTTTTTTGTTTATTGTAACTTTCAATTAACTTTAATTTTTCTAATTGAAAATTCAATAATGCTGTTTTTTGCTTATCTTGACTACCTTTTGAAAGCCTAAATTCCTCATCATAGTCTAATTTAGCTATTTCGTTTCGCTTTAAAAAGTCTTTGTCTAATGCGCTTAATCTATCGC